TCTGGTAAGTTCTTAACAGTGCTACAGCAATTGCATCTAACTGTTGAAACACGTACTGCCAGTAAACAAGAGGAAAATGATGGAACAGCCTATGTCGGAGATTTCCTACGGCTTGTCAAGACCAAGAATCCAAAGCCCCCAGCTAAAACTGCCCAGCGCAGGGCCGCTAGTAAGCCAACTGGCTGATGAGTTAGGTGTACCTTTACTGCCTTGGCAATCACATGTCTTAGATGATGCCTTAAAAATAAATCCTGATGGCACATGGGCAAGGTCTCAAGTAGGGGTGCTTGTGGCTCGCCAGAATGGCAAGACCCACATGATGCGTATGCGTATGCTTGCTGGCCTTTACATATTTGGAGAGAAAAGCATTATTGCGATGTCACAGACACGCCAACTGTCATTAGATACTTTCAAACAAACAGTAGACATGGCTGAAAGCCTTGACTGGATGCGTAAGCGTATTAAACGAGTCTCCCGGACTAACGGCCAAGAGGAGATTGAGGTTTACTGCCACCATTATCCCAAGTCCTGTACGACTAAATGTGAGCGACTTAGAAAGTACGCAATTAGAGCTGCAACCAGCGAGGGGCCACGTGGCTCAACTGCTGACCTGCTTTATGTAGATGAGTTACGCGAAATTGATGAGGCTACATGGGCAGCCGTTACACCTATTACCCGAGCCAGACCCAATGCCCAAGTGTTTTGGACATCCAATGCTGGTGACTTAAATAGCAATGTATTAAATGAACAAAGGCGTAGAGCCTTGACCTTTGAGTCCAGCCGAATGGGTTATTACGAATACAGCGCCCCACCGGGATCTGATGTAAATGATGAAAAGGCTTGGGCAATGGCAAATCCTGCAATGGGCCACACAATCACAAAAGAAAACATAAAAGATGCATCAATATTTGATACAAAGGATGCATTTAAGACAGAGACACTTTGTATGTGGGTAGATGCCATTGATTCACCATGGCCTATGGACATGTGGAATGCAGGCGAGCAAGATGTAGCACTTGAAGATGAATTACCTACATGGATGGCTATAGACCTTAACTTCAATAGAGAGATTGCCTGTTTAGTAACCATTCAAGAGCGCCCAGAGGGAATGGCTGTATTCCTACATGAATGGAAACGTGAAGGCGGAATCAATGACCTTGAGTTGACAGGTGAGATTGCCCAACTGGCTCGTAGATACCGTCCTAGAAAACTTGCCTATGATCCAAACACTGCTGGCTACATTGCGCCACGATTAGCACAAGCAGGTGTGGCAACCGAGCCAACACCATGGGCATCAGCTGCTTTTGCCATTAGTTGCGATCAAACACTCAATGCCATGCAGTCGGGCAAGTTCATTCATCCCGGACAACCCACATTGCATAGTCATTTAGTTAGTTGCGCTCGTAGACCTGCAAGTGATGGTGGCTGGCGCATTGCACGTAGAGCAGCACAAGTACCAATCACAGCTGCAGTTGCTTTAGTCATGGCGGCGGGGCATGCTTGTGCGCCACAACAGACTGTGAGTATCATTAGTTCTTAAGGTCTACTTGGCAGTACCTCGTGTGTGGGCTAGTCACTCCTATCACTAGCCCACACACTTTCCGACACGCCTTACAGATGCCTAAATGTCACACATTTGTGCGATAATGCAGTATGGGTTTTATTGATTTCTTATTGGGTACTCCAGAACAGAAACCAGACATTGAAGCTCGTGCAGGCATTGCGATCCCGTTTTATCAGGATGCATACTTCACGCCCTTTAACACTTTCCGCGTTGATCGATCAAGCGCGATGCAAGTTCCAGCAGTTGCCAGAGCCAGAAACATCATTGCTGGCACAATTGCCACACTTGGACTTAATTCATACAACCAGATAACTGGCGCAAAGATTGAGGGTCGCAAAATCCTTGAACAGCCTGATCCAGCACTTCCAACTGCAGTAACAATTGCATGGACAGTAGAGGACTTGTTATTCCATGGACGCAGCTTCTGGCAAGTGCTTGAAGTAAACGCCGAGGATGGAAGGCCGACACAGGCTCGCAGAATTGATCCAACACGCGTTACATTCACAACTGATCTAAACACTCAAGAAATTGTCAACGGCTTTTACATTGAGGGTGGATTACTACCTGCAACTGGTGTTGGATCACTAATCATGTTTAGCGGCATTGACGAGGGAATCCTCAACCGTGGTGGCCGCACTATCTCCACAGCATTAAAACTTGAGGAAGCCGTCCAGAGAATGGCCAGTGAGCCAAATCCAACTATGGTTATTAAAAACTCTGGCGTTGACCTACCACCAGAGCAGGTAAGTAGCCTGTTAGCACAATGGAAGCAAGCCCGGGCTACTCGCTCAACTGCTTACTTGTCAGGGCCATTGGATGTAACAACCTTTGGCTATGATGCCGGGCAAATGCAACTTACAGAGTCACGCCTAAATACAGCTGCTGAAATTGCCCGTATGTGCAACATCCCTGCTTGGTACATCAACGCAGAATCTGCCAGCGCCACTTACTCAAACGTAAGCCAAGAGCGCCGATCCCTAGTTGACTTCTCATTGAAGCCTTACATGGCCTGCATTGAGGAAAGACTATCAATGGTAGATGTGACCCCACGTGGTCAGAAAGTACGTTTTGATCTAGATGATTACCTACGCGGAAACCCACTAGAGCAAATTGAAGTTCTAGAGCGAATGCTTGCATCTGGACTCATTGACGTAGATGAGGCCCGTGAGGAAATGGACTTAGCACCGAGAGGCAATGAAAATGCAAATTAACTTTGACGGTCAAGTATTAGCCGCCGACACAGAGACCCGGACAATTAAGGGGCTAGTAGTTCCTTTTGCCAAGGTCGGAAACACATCCGCTGGCCCAGTTCGATTTGAGTTTGGCGCATTTGGCGACATTGATGCTAGCCAGATTGTTCTAAACATGGAACATGACCGCACACGCCCATTAGGACGTGGCATTGCAGGTTCAGAGGAAATCACACCAGCAGGTGTATCTATGGCCTTTAAGATTGCACCTACTGGCGCAGGCAATGATGCCCTTGTAGAAGCCTCCGAGGGCTTACGCCCAGCATTTAGCATTGAAGCCAAAGTCAATGAATACACCATTGAAAAAGGCGTAATGGTTGTTGCATCAGCAGACCTTGAAGCCGTTGCACATGTAACAAACCCAGCATTTAAGGATGCTCAAATCCTCGATGTAGCCGCTACAGAGGAAACCCCAGAAACCACCGAAGCAGAAACCCCTGCAGAGGAAAACCCACAGGAGATAACAGTGGAAGAAACAACCGCACCAGTGGCTGATGAAGTAACCGCGTCCGCGGTTGTTACAGCAGCTGCACCAGTGGCCTACGTAAAGCCTCGTAGCCCAATCAACAGCCAAGCCTCTTACCTAGAGCACAGCATCAAGGCCAAAATGGGCAACCATGATTCAGCCCAGTATGTAATGGCAGCCGATGACTCATTCAGCACAAACCCAGCATTTACCCCAGTGCAGTATGTAAACACCGTCATTGACAACTCAATTGGCTCACGTCCAGCAATTGATGCAATTGGCTCACGCGCCATCACTGCATCAGGCATGGTTATCAGCCATCCAAAAATCACAACTAACGGAACTGTTGCAGACACCAACGAAGGTGCTGGCCCATCAGAAACCGGAATTGTGTCCTCATACGTCAACCTAGATGTAAACAAGTTTGCAGGAATGCAGCGCTACTCGGTAGAACTACTAGAGCGTTCATCCCCAGACTTCTTCCAAGCAATGGTTGACAACATGACACGCGCCTACAACAAGGCAACTGACGCAGCTGTAATTGCAGCTTTAACTGCAGGTGGCACACAGGCAACAGCACAGGATGCAGACTCCGATGGCATCATTGGATTCGTATCTACTCAAGCCCCAGCCGCTTACCTAGCAACGGGCGAATTGCCAAGCGCTTACATTGCAGGCACTGGCCAGTGGTCACTGTTAATGGGTGCAACCGACAATACCGGTCGCCCAATCTACAACGCTTACAACCAAGTAAACAACGCTGGTGTAGCAGGCCCACAGTCCCTACGCGGAAACGTGCTTGGACTTGACCTATACGTAGATCCAAACGCAGTTTCAACTGTTATTGATGAGTCAGCATTCATTGTTACTCCATCCGCAGTTGCAATCTACGAATCACCAATCCTACGTATGTCAACAAACGTAGTAACAACTGGCGAAATCGAAACAGCACTTTACGGCTACCTAGCCGTTGGCGTTTTAACCGCTGGTGGCGTACGTCGCTTTAACTTGACCTAAATCAAGTTAACAATCGTGTGGGGGGTGCGGCCCTGTGCCCCCCACACACCCCCTATAGATAAGGATTTGAAATGGCACTAATTACACTAAGCGAGCTAAAAGCCGTACTTGGTATTGGTGACATCTATGCTGATCCAATCGTGCAGGCAGTTGCAGACAGTGCCGAAAACATAATTCTGTCTTATTTAATCTTTGATGATGTAGCCATCAACGGTGTAGCGCTTACTAACAATGTTGCACGCTTTTACTGCTACGACAACACATTTGTAGTTGGTCAGGCATTGACCGTTACTGGATGTGGCTCACCATTTAACGGCTCACGTACAGTCACCAAAGTTGGCGTGGATGAATACGGCGTGACATGGTTTGAAGCTGCTATTACAAACGCTGACATTACTAAGCGCAAAATTATTCCTAATGGCCGAGCAGTATTAACCAGCCAACTTACTGCGTATGATGCCGTTCCAGAGGTACGCGAAAGTGCGCTTGCAGTAGCCTGCGACATTTGGATCACTCGCACTGGCACACTAGGCCAGCAAGGGGTTGACTTCCAAAGTCCAGCCCCGTACCGCCTAGGGCGCTCAATGCTTACTCGTGTGTCAGGCTTACTAGGCAAGCACCTAGACACTAGAGGCTACCTTGGCTAATTTAGCGACTTATCGTGATGCACTCGCCGCAACTCTTTCAGCTGCCGGGCGAGTAGTTTACGCATACCCAAATGAGAACATAACGCCACCAGCCATTGTGCTTGTGCCGGGATCGCCTTACATTACAGTTGGCGCTATTGGTGGTACTCGTTGCCATGTTCGCTTTGACATTACCTGCATAGTTAACGCAGCTGATAACCGCGCTGCATTAGCCAACTTAGAAACTTTAATTTTTTCTGTAACTGATCTACTAGCCAATAACATTTCGTTTTTGGGTGGATGGTCACAACCCACAGTCCAGCAAATCGGAAACGCCGACATGCTTATCAGCCAACTCAACATAGAGATGGTCACAACCAACTAGAAAGGCAAGTCATGCCAGCAACATACATAACTGGTCGGAATCTGACTTTGAGCATCAACTCTGTGTCATACGCTGACCAAGCATCAACCGTCACACTTGAAATGGAAAACAACCAGCAGGTGTTGGAAGTCCTATCAGGTCGCGCCTACAAAACCGTAGATCGCACTGCAACACTAAACGTAGAACTTTACCTAGATGACACATCATCCGCAGGTATCATTTCTGCACTATGGGATGCAGCTAAAGCATCGCCTGACACATCACTTGCATTCTCATTTGATGTAAACGGTGACACATTTACTGGCAACGTATTCCCAGTATTTCCAACAGTCGGTGGCGCGGCCACTGACGTATTGACCACATCCTTGAGCTTTGTAGTCGAGGATGGAACAGTCGCACGAGCATAACTAGCAGAACAGGGCACCATTATGGAATACCAAGTAACAACAAAACAGGGCAATAACTACATAGTGAGCGATGACAGTGCATGGCTATGGGTCGAGATCGAAAGAGAACTCGGCTACACAGTCAGTCAAGCAGCTGAAAAGATGAGCCAAGGATCACTTGATGTGATTACTTGCCTACTCTACAAAGCAGCAAAGACTGCCGGGCATACCAAGTTACCGAGCCAGCAAGCATGGGTGGTCAATGAGTTTGACACCTTTGAGGTGGTAGAGGAAAGCCCAAAAGAGAGTTAAGGGATGTGCTGGTGCGCATAGCAGTATCCACCGGCATCCGGATGACTGACTTAATGCAGTGGTCGCTCGCAGACATTAACACAGCGATAACGCTTATACGAGAGAGGAATGGTCATGGCTGACACAAGAACAACAATCAAGATTCAGCCTGACATGCGCGACTTGCGCGACACTCTTAAGGCCCTTAACAAAATGGAAAAGGAAGCCAACGTAGAACTCAAAGATGATGTGCAAGCAATTACTATGTGGATGGCGACTGCAATTCAACGTGCTGGTTTTGCACATCCAGAGTATCCAAAACAGGCATACATAGTCGCCAAAACTGTAAAGGGCAATAGGGACAGAATCCCAAGCGTTACTATCGGTGGCTCAAGAGGTCGAGTATCTGGTGGCGCGAATGCCGGGCAGTTGTTGTTTGGTAATGAGTTTGGTGGGGATCGCAACGCTAAGGGCAATCTAAACGCCTTTCCTAATGGTGGCTTTAGATTCCCACCCCGTACAGACCGAGAAGGTCGCGGCAACGTGGGATACTGGATCTTTCCAACGCTTAAAGAAAATCAAGGCACACTTACCGATAAATGGAAAGCAGCTGTGCAACGAGTATTTGACAAGTGGGGAACACCATAATGGCTGACGTTAGAACAATGAAACTCAACCTGCTGGCAGATGTTAGCCAGTTTGGCAAGAGTCTTACAAAGGCAGATAAGCAAACTCAATCTTTTAGTAAGAAAATAGGCGGCTATTCCAAAGCCATGGCCAAGTCATTCGCTATTGCCGGGGCAGCTGCTGGTGCTTACGCAATCAAGCTTGGGGTTGATGGAGTCAAGTCAGCCATCGAGGATGAAAAGAGCCAAGTCCTACTTGCCAAAGCTTTACGCAATACAACTAAAGCCACTGATGCACAGATCGCAGCTACAGAGGATTACATCAGTAAGACTCAAATACGTTACGGCGTTAGCGATGTAAAGTTGCGCTCATCACTTGGCAAACTTGTACGAGCCACTGGCGATGTAACTAAGGCACAAAAACTTAATAACCTTGCGTTAGATATAGCGACGGCCACCAATAAAGATTTAGATTCGGTGGCAGGTGCACTTTCCAAAGCCTATAACGGGAACTTGGGCGCACTGACTAAGTTAG